TGATCAATCACCCGCACATCATATTGGGTGTTGGGGGTCAGGTTGCGGATGAGATAGCTAACCGTCGTTCCCGTCCCATCACTCTCTCGCGTCCACGCGCCTCCCACCAGTGTCTGGCGAAACTCGAAATGCCGATTGGTGCGCGGCGACCCCCCATCTGAGGCTCCCGGCGTCACCAGCACCCGAATCGATTCCGGCGCATGGCCTGAGGCCGTAATAGTTGGCGCGTCTGGGACCGTGGCCACCACGGCTGCCGGGAAATTCACGGCAAAATGATTCATGATGTTGTAGGGCTCTGTCCCGCCTGCGACCGTCCCCGACATATCCACCGAGAAATCCGCGCCGGGTTTGGTGGAGACATTGCCAGCTAACCCCGGAATATCCGCGCCTGACGTTACCAACGCCCGTTGGGTTTGCCCCGCCCCTGGCGTGATCGTCGTGGGCATATTCCGTCCACTAAACCAGTCTAGGACGAGATCATTCAACGCCGTCGTGACGGCCACCGGCGCGGCATCGCCCGCATGATCCGGATTGATGACGGCATTGGTCAGTCGAGTGGTTTGGTGTCCGCCCGTCACCGCAGCAAACATCGTCACCCAATGGATCACGGAATACGCGAGCGTCACCGTCAAGGCCGCGCTCGCCAACCCCGGCTCATTCGTGGACCCATATAGGTGGGTCTCGACTCTGGTAAACCCAGGATTAGCGTGATGGCGTAACAGTTGCGCGAAGGTATCCCCGCCACGAGTGATGGAAACAATATTGTCGGCAGTATTTGTGAGGACCGAAATCCCCACGGCCAGATTGCGATTGGTGCCAGAGAGCGCAAACGGCGCAATCTGGATCGTGGCTGTCGAAATCCCATTCGAAGAGCCGGTCCCCGCGCTATGAAAAGTGGTGCCCATTTAGAGAGGAATCCTCGTGCCAGTCCGCTGAATATCGACCACCACACCACCACTATCACGCGTCAGCGTCACCTCGCTGAGCGCTGCTCGGTCCTGTGTCCCATCCGCCGACCGCCAGACAATCTCGTCACGGCCCGCACGTGGCGCGATCGCATAATCACCGAGCTCTAAATTTTTCGAGGGCGTGTTATAGGTGTCGCACGATTGCAACCAGCGATTGGCATGCCAACTCGCCGTGGGATGCGCGGGATCCGGACTGAGATATTTCGTGATTGGCAGGTTCGTGACCCCATTTACAAGATCCGCGAGAGCCACTTCAATCCATTCCACACGAAACACTTGTAAGATGGAGGTTGGCCAAAACCGATGGGTAAAGTCGTCCCCCTCGCACAACCAACACTCCACCATTTCTCGGGGAGGCAGCGTCACCACTTCTCGCAACATTACACCACCGGCCCTTTCACCCACAGGCCCTTTTTCGTGAGGCCCGCGACTTTCGTGAGCGGTCGATGCTGCAGCACCGTCACCCCATCAGCCGCCAACGCATATTCGTAGCTATTATCGGCCCCATCCTGTTGATTGGGTCCTAGGGGAATATCAATCAACAGGTCCGCCCACTCATTGCCCGCCACGTCCGCAAATAGCACCGTCACATTGCCATCGGAGGCCATTTCATCGGCAGAGAGCGTCACCTTCACCCGCTTGGGCAGATCCGCATCCACCACCGGCAAGACCGCGAGGTTCACCGGCACCCCATCCGCCTTCGCCACCTTCACATCGCCCGCGGCCAACGTCGGGTTGGTCTGATAATTCGGGTTACCGGCAATACTCAATAAACTCACATAAAACGTATACGCCACACCAAACCGCGGAATGTTCATAATTCTGGTCTCCTATCGTTCACGGAGGATAATCCGGTGACCGAATAACGGCAACACCGGCGCGCCCTCTTGTTGAGCTCGATACATATGAGCTGACGACACATCACTAAACCCGATAATTCGCGCTGTACCGTGACAGGACCGACAAGACACGGTATCCGGATACGATGCTGCCCACTCCCACACCATCCGCGTGGGGCAATGATCACATTGATAGATCCGTTTGCGCACAATCATCCTAAGAGGACTCCACGGAAAAACATGTAGGGTTTCCGTCGAGGATTTATCACCGCTTCTTGATACTCATACGCGCCAATATCCAAGACGCCGCCTGATGGCCGAGGGTTGCCATCAAAATCATTGGTCACTTCTGCGCGAAATTTGCCAGCATTACGCGCGGCTGATCCCGCCCCAATACGCAAATTATCATTCGCCTCATCCAGAAAACTGGGATCGGTGGTTAGATTATTGTCTTGCGACAGCGGCACAACCGTCCCAATGATCCCGGTATAGCTAAATGGCGTAGTCATCCCGAACATAATATTATTATCGACCTCAACCTGGGTGTAAATTCCTCGGAAAAAGTCTAACCCCTTGACGTTCGCGAGTTCTTGACCGGAACCGGTATTATTGAGAAATTTTAATCCGGTGTTAGTCCCATCCGTCTGTTCAAACGCTTCGAAGTGATTATTCCTAGCCATACGACTCACATTATTTTTGACGATGATCGCGTTGCCCGCAAACGTATAATTATTAGGGGACCGCGCTGAGAAATTCTGTTCTATCAGATTGTTCGCCGATTCAGGCTCTCCAGCAATGATATTCTCATTATTGGTGTAACACCGAATCCCGCCCTTTTGCGCATCGGCGGGCACGATCGTTCGGTCGGATATATTGCCGCGGATAATGTGGTCTCGACCCTGCCAATAAAAATTATTGGCCAGACCCGTATTGCCCATTCCTGCGTTGTACGACTCACAATTGATCATTTGGTTATACCGAGAGAAGGGAGACATTGACCCGCAATTATGCCCCTGCGGGTTATCCCGAAAAATTAAATCATACAGATATACAAATACCAGATCAGTTCCAATCTGGGTAAACCACCGGAACGCATCAGAGCCGGTCGTGAGATTCGTCTCAATAAACTCCATGTTGAAAAACGTCACATACGAACATTTCGTTCTCCACAGCCATCCAAAACCGGAGGAAGTCCACGCAAATTTGATCGTATCGCCCTCGCGCCCTTTGAAAGTCAGCCTCTGCGCCTCATTGATGGGCACCGGAAATACGCTTTCATTATCATTATAAAATGTATATTCCGACGCTGTCGTAAAAATGGCCGTGCCTCCCATCGTATCTGCGCAGGCAATGACCTCACGCGTATCGGGATTAGCGAGATTGATTAACGGCAAACACGCCACCAATGTGCGTTTGGCATCGGTCGTGGCATTCGTCCCGCCGTTGGCGTCATTGCCGCCTGGTCGAAAATAGATGGGCATTAGCCACACTCCGTCGGTTGGAGGACCGCCAGCAACTCCGCTCGATCACACATCAGTTTCCCCCTGATTCGTTAGTTAAACAATATCGACAATTCATCATCGCCTGCGGGGCCTCGATCGGCCCGACCGGTGAAATTGATGATGGCGATGTTGTCGCGCTCCCCTTCCGTCAATCCTAAATACTGGACGGCGGGACACGTCACCGTATAGCGATTGCCGGGGACGCTCCCCACCTGGAATGACAGGGCCGCTTCGACACCATCCCGAAATTTGCCGTACCAATCATGGGCCGCCACGGTGGTCAACTCCGCGTCAAAACTGATTTGGACATCGCGATCGGTCAGGTCGGCCACCGTTTTGCCATGCACCCCGAGTGTAGAAATATCGTCGGCCATCGTCACGACTTGCCCGCCGTTAATGGTAATTTTGGAGATTTTGGGCGTAAACCCCCCAATCGTAAACGCCACATTGAGCAGTTGGGGCGGTTTAGCCACATCCAACACGATCCCGGTGGGCGAGGCCAGATCCACCACATCCAGCCATTGCCCCAGAAAATCGAATAGCACAAACATGGGAGCGCCCACGGACCCTTCCAGGCTAAATGAGCCCATGGCCCCTTTAATTTTTTTGACGATCGATCCTCCCGCCCCATCTTGCAACCATCGGCCCATCGTGATCGTGTTGAGGCCGCTATTGGGCGTGTACGTATCGGAGGTGGCGACCACGTTCGCCACGGACATCCCACAGGCCCGCAAAAAGGCGGTGATGGCGGGCGGCGTGCCCGCCGTGCCCGACCCTTTCAGCTCGGAGCGAAATTTGATGCGCCGATCTTTTTTGCCCTGTAAACTCGCAAATCGCGAGAAATCCGCCGACAGAAAGTCCCGCTCAATCTGCTCCACATTTTCATCCACCTGCGGGTCGGCAATGACCGCCGACGCATCCGCCCCCGTGAGCGCCTGTTCCGTACCCGGCACCGTCTCCAGTTTGCCGGCAATCACACTCAGTCTCGGTTTAAATCCCATGTGCGTCTCTCCTCCCTCTCAATGAAAAAACCATGGCCTACCCGATCGTGGGATCGAGCCGATTGGTCCGGTAATCGATGGTATAGACGAGTTTCACGTAGGCGTGGCCCTCGATAATCTGGCTATAGGTCGGCTCCAAAATCTCCGGCTCGCTTTGCTCCTGCGCCAACCCGCCCCGCGTGGTATCCGCATTGACCGCTTTCACCAGGTCGGCGATGGCATCCTCCACCGCATCTGGCAATATTTTCAGCGCGCCCCCCAACGCGAGGGTCAGGGTCACGGTCAGTTGCCGATCCGAGACCGTATCCGACAGCCGCCGCAGCGGCACATCACTCACCCCCAGCAACACCGTGGGCCAGACTAATTGCGCGCCCGTATCAAACATCCCTCGAATGATATTTTTCAGGAGAATGGTCTGATGAAAGCCATTGGCGGTGGTGATGCCGGCCAGGGTATCGATCAGATTGTTCAATAGGCGATGGCGGATACTCTGGGCCATGTTAGCGTCTGGTCACGTTCTGGATGAGTCCCGCGATGGTCTCTTCCATAATCTGGCGATGGCGCGGGGCATGCGCCTCCGTGCGGATTTGGAACCGATGCCGCCCCGGGATGGACTTGATTACTGGCCCGCCCTTGATGCGGCGCAGGGGGTAGCCCACTTCATGCAAGCGCACCACAAAATAGGCCGAAAACACCCGGCTTTCAATGGGCCGGCCTGACAGAATTTTTTTGATGGTCGGCACCTTGGTCCGAATACTTTTGGCGCTGACACCGGTGCGCCGCCGGAAAATGCCCCCGGCCCACTCCGCCCGGATCGCCTGTTGCAACTCTCTGGCGGATCGGCGCGCCCCCTTCCGAAACTCCGCGAGGGATTGGGCATCGAGGCCCCGGAGAAAGGCCTCCCACTTCGACACATCAAGCGTGACCCCTTCCCCTTGCGCCATTACAGTAGATCCCTCCGTCGAAACGTGTTTTCTAGCAGCATTCGCACTTGGGGTAGCAATGGCCCCTGAAAATACGTGACGCTGCCCCCGGGGTCTGATAGGCTCGTCACCAGGTCTTGCGGATTGGTGAGTTTTTTAAATTGATACCGGACCTGATCGGCGCACGCCTGCTCCAATGACGGCCACAACGCATGGGTGGCGAGATAGCCAGCCGTAAAGGTCACCTGCAGATTATTCTCGCCCCATTCGACGAGATCGCCGTCAATGAGCGTGATGGTCCCCCTCGCCGTAAACGTCCAATCCTCCCCTGCGACCAACACGAGCGCCTGCGCCAGATCTAAACTGGCCGGGAGGATGGTGATGGCGCTCACATCGGTCAGCGGCCATTCCGGCACATGAAACGCGCACGGACTGAGGCGTCGGCTCCCGCTCAACACGAGCAGTTCTTCCCCTGGTCCGGCCCCGCTGGGTCGATACGTGCGGCTTTTGAGCCGCCGTCCCGTGGCCGCCTCAAACAGGCTGGTGACGCTATCGATCAGCCGTTCGAGCTCGAGGTCTTCTTCGGGGGTGTTGTCTAAATTGACGAGCCCCGCCTTCACTCGCGCGAGCGTGGTGAGCGCAAACATCCCAGGTGGCATGGGCTTAGGTCACGCGCTCCACGCTGGCGTGGTCATTGTCGCAGAGCGCCCTGGCGACCGACTCGGGCACCATGGCCCGCGCATCGCAGAGATACACCTGGTCGCCGATCCGCGTGTCCACTAAAAAATGGACCTGGACCGGCGCGTCCACCTTTGTTTTGTCATCTTTGGCTTTCTCGTCTTGGTTTGTTTTGGCCATCGTGTGGTCTCCTTCTCTGGTGAGCGGCCGGACGCGTCGCCTGACGCGCCCAGCCCTCTGGTGTCGCCCGGTGATTATGTGGCGCTATTGGCGTAATATTTCACCGGATTGGTGCCCGCATCCAGCAAATTGCCATCGTACCGCGCAAATCCTAAAAATCCCACCTGGCCCGTGAGCGCATACAATTCCACCAGGCGCAACATCGTCAGCCCCATCACATCCCGGATGATGTATTTGCCAAATTGGCCGAACAGCAACGATTTGGCATTGGCCGCCATCTCGGCCATATCATTGTTGATGACATATCCAAACCCGAGGATGGTATCGGGTTCCCCCACTCGGATATCGGGTTGCCACAGGGGATGCCCCTGTGAATCTTTCATTTTGCGAATCGCTTTCAGCGATTGGTCATGCATCATCCAGCGCGCCCCGGCTCGGCGATACCCCTCATCGACGGAATGAATCAGGTCAATCAGATCGTCATACAGGATGGTCAGGGTTTGCCCAACCGCCCCCACTTTGCCCGCGACGCTGGCCGTGACGATGCCCTTGGGTTCGGTCGTGGCGATGCCGGTGGTAAATTTTTTATTCAGGATGCGAGCGATCCGTTCGCCCGCTTTGAGCCCGATAAAATTTTCCACATCAATCGCCGAATCCTGCAAAAATTCCAGCGAGGCGATAATGGGTTTGGTGGAGTATTTGAACGATTTCAGGACTAATTGTCCGAACACCAGATCCAGCGCGGCCCCCACGGCGGCGTTCTCGCCCACTTGCTCGCCCTCTTGCGCCGTATTATTTTCCGTGGACATGGGCAAATCCGCCCCGGTGCTGGTGGGTAACACGGTGGCCACCGTTCGCACGCCCCCGAACGCTTTCAGCGCCGACTCGACAATCGACATGAACCGGGAATCCGGCGGCACGGTAAACCCGCCAGCGGCCCCCGTTCCCACGGATTGCGCGGCATAGATGCCGAGTCCCGACTGTTTCAGCAGTTTCTCCGTTTCCTCCGTTTTATAGCGGTTCATCACGGCCTGGGCCTGCGGATTGAGTCCGGCCATCCCCATCCGCATGAAAGCTCCAAACACTTTTGATTCGTCGAACACCTGCGCTTCGG